GTTATGTAAACGCATTAACGGTTCGGGCCCAGCTGCTGTGCCTCCAAAGGTTTTGATGGGTGCGCCTGCTGGTCTTATTTGAGAATAGTCAAATGTTAGTTTAGATTGCTCTGGTTTTAAGTAAGAATTGATTAGTGCGCTAGTTGAATCAACCCATCCTTCTCTAGTATCTGGGATGACGTATGTTTCTTCGTCTTTTGGTTCATAGATGGTGAAGTCTTTGTCAGCACCTTTATCATCAAATCCAACTCCCATGCCAAGCATGGATGCTTCCATTAAAAACGCAAATGGTTTAGCAGGGTCTAGTTTAGTCATAGAGGCAGTAGAAACAAATGAACAGTTCTGCAATGCAGCGGAGTTATGTTGTTCATTAACTATGGGAGTTCCCATTACCCAAAGCCCACGACCCGGTGGAGTCCACTTTAAGTTAAATAATCTATCGAACGCTTCTTTAGCAGAAGCCTGACCTTTGGAATCATTCCATGGAAGTCTGCTGGTTTTACACCAATCCTTTTGAATTGAGTACATACCATTGATTACTCTTTCGCATACATCAACCCATGTCTCTTTAGTTCCATCAGCCTTTAATCTGGAGTAAGTTCTAAGAAAAGTTATTTCCCCAACTGAGTTACCACCTGCATCTTGATAACCCCAAGGTACTTTTTTATCTTTGTAACCTGCTACAAAATCTTCTGCTAATTTGAACGAAAAAGCCATCTATCTCTCCTAAAAATAAAAGTACCATTGTGGTAAGTGTGGGGGAATAACCAATCTTACAGAGTCTTAACTTAGTGCACAACCCTTGCTAGCGCCACTTTAGAGAGTGGTGTGTTTCATATACTTGTAAGGCTTATTATAATGATAACTTTATTCTTCGATTGCGCCTTTAATTATTTGATTGGTTGTGTTGGCATCGAATCCGCCATTAGGCATTTCTCTTAATGCTTGTGCTTTATCACCAAAAATAGAAGACAATACACCTGCACCTGCGGCTCTTCCTTCTACTGATAACTTAATAAAGGATGACGAATCATCTAATTCTTTAACTGTCTTTAACAGTTTGAATAGTCTGTCTATCTCTTGGGAAACATTAGGGTCTGGGTATCCACCGTTAATTTCTTCAGAAAAACGAGCAAAAGCCACTCTTTGACCCTGCATTTCTACTTGGATTTCTGCGTTCAAGTTTCCGCATCGGAGTACCCTTATTATCACTATCTGGTGGGTACATTTCCACATTAGAACCGAATACTATTTCCTCACTATTATCATTATAAGAAGAATCATCTGGCTTATTGTGAATCATATTTAATCTAAACTCCAATTGTTGGTATGACCACAAAGCCAACTTACTAATCTCTTTTAGGTCGTCTGTAATAATCTTATCGAAGTCTAAGCCTGCTTTCTCATAGACGTGGCGATATCTTGAACGCGCTTGTTCCTTCATTCTTTTTGGGTATCTAACTAATTTAGTACCGTCCCAAACGATTGTTTCCCCATTCATCATTGGCGATAGCCATGACATAGTGCTGGCTGTTTCCAAGGTAACTTGGCGTAGGTTATCAGGCTTAGCGCACGCTAAAGCATGGAATCTAGTCTCTTGATTGAAGGATATCGACTTAGTCAAAGCGGCTAAGTAATGGTGGTTTTCTATATCCTCACCAGTTATGGCAACATTTAGATAGTTGTCTGCTAGTTTTCTTAATCCATTTGTGCCAGTGGAGTCATCCCATACAACCCAGAACTTACCTTCAGGAACTTGAGACCAACAAGTTTTTCTTTGTTGGTCTACGAAATCAGTCGTTAATAGTGGGTGGTCAAACTCGGTAAAACTATCAATACGGTCGATATTATTAGCTACAAAGGTCTCATAATCAGCTGCAAATTGCTCTAGCTCAGCTGAGCTCAGCTGCAGTCCCTTTGGAACGCCTGCATGTAGATGTATCCTCATACTATTATCAAAGTATGTTGAGAATAGGTAATCTTTGTTTTTAGGAAGCCCTCTTTTAACTAATCTCCAATAACTAACCCCTACTTCTAAAACCCCTGCTTCTTCGAGGATGGTTCTATTACTGGGAACATCGGCTCCTAGGTAAATAATTTTCATTTAACCCGTTTGTCTTCAAAGTACATCTCGTTTTGTTTATCAATTTCTGCTTGTATATCAGCCCAACGTCTTACGCCTTGTGCCATATCTGGTCTAAATTCAGGTCGTATGTACTGTGGGTGTAGAAACAATAAAGTTTCAATGCCTTCTTCTAATAAATCTTTTGCTAACTCAGTGTCTGAAGTAACTACAAAATCAACTTTACCCTGTGACCTGGCGTAGTCTACCTGTCGTTTTAAAAGGCTTCTTCCATATTCTTTTTGAACATACTCTTTATCAATTAGATTATCAACTTTGCTTATTTTATTACTGACTAGCCAGTTCTCGGCTTCAGCTTTATCTTCACATAAAATAAATACTCTATGAAATTCATTCAAACAACGGTAAAGGGCAACACCAGAAACTATAGGTTTTTTCTTGATGCGTAAAACATCGTCTAAGGTTATTAGTATCGCCATTGTGCTCCGTATTTATATCTGTTACTTTCGAGTAACAGCCCTGCGTATCAATAGACTAGCATCAGGTAGTTCTGCGCCGTAGGTTTGAGCCTCAAATTCTCTGCGTGTTTTGCTAGAAATATCTTTTAATGCTTTTAATGCTTGTACTATTCCAGATGACTTACCGACTTGCCAACGATAATTAGCGTAGTCAGCGTATCCTAATCCTTCTGGACTAAAGGCGTAGTTTCTACCTTTATGTATATCTTCAAACAAAGCAGAACCTTGGTCTACAGCCAACCTTAAAGTTGCTTCTGCGTTTAATCTTGCGGCATCAGATTTAGCACCACTTGCTTGAGTCAAGGCTTGTTCGTATCTTGTTAATATTTCTAAAGCCATGCTTTTATCTCTTTGTGCTTTATTTATCCATACCTTGTCTGGGTTCACTGTCTCTATGACTGGGTCAACTGTCCAATCATCTGCAGTCAATGAATAGGCTGCGTAGGGTTTAATCTTCTTAATATCAGCAATAACATTTACATAAAATGTTAATTCAAATGAATCTAAAAACTTGTTAGTAAAGGGATGCAGCTCATTTCTAAACCCTTCGTTTAGCATAGAAGCTATTTCTTTGTCGCTAAATCTAACGTAGTTTTGATTAGAACTACGGAATATTACATAGTCAATGCCTATAAGACAATCTAAATCAGCGGGTTCTCTAGCTGCAGCCCAGCTAAACGATACCCCTGAACCAGCTAGCCAAACATTGGACCAGCTCTCGGCATCTTGATAATTTTTGTTTAAATGCGTGAAAAGAATCGATAATATTGCATCTCTAACAGATGATATTAACTTCTTGTTTCTAAATAGACGAGGGTCTAACCCTGGCTCTGGGGTGCTGAAATAGGAGGTTTCAGAAGGCTCAGCTTTTACTGATGAAGCCTGGGATAACAATGCTTGATAATAATCCACTACGACTCCTTTTCTTCTTTATTAAACGCAATATTATATGGCTTTGTTCTTTCTTGATTATCCACTTTTAATGGGGCCATATAACCACAGCTGATGTGTGAGGCTATAAATCGGTTAGCCATTAACCATAATTCTTCTTCATGACCGTCAGCATCGACGTGAAAGGACGCCTCACATGTACAGTTCATTTCAAAGAACACGGGCGCTCTCTATTCTTGTTTAAGCCTTGCTACTACTCTTTCGGACAACTCGTCTTGAGCTATTGCTTCTGATAAATCCCTACAAGCCTGTCTAATATCAGCTCTTGTAGCATCTCTAACAACCAAAAACGCAGATGTTAGGTCTGTTGTAGCTCTAAACGAACCATCCAGCTCTTTAATAATTATAAACGCAGTCTCGGCATCTGGCTGTTCTTGTGCTTCTATCATGCCACCTTCACTCATTTATTCAATCCTTTCGATTCATTGAACTTATGCATGTTAAATGATTTGACTGGGCAGAAATCGCAAAGGTATACCTTTGGACCTTTAGCCTCTGCTCTACCTAAACCTAATTCACGGCGCTCTTTATCTGTTCCTGGCTTAAGTCTTTTCTTTTCTGACTTGTAGTCTGGGCATTGACCTTGTGGTCTGTTGTGCTCTTTGTAACACTTCATTGCATCTTCGTGGAATGTCATCTTTACGTCATAAAAATTAGTTCCAAATACGTCTAATCCTGTTGAACCTACGTTAATTTGTTTAATAATTTCTTCACGAATTTTAGGAACAACCCAATAACGAAGTGGGAATTTAAGTAAATTACCTATGTGAGGTTGAGGGCGTTGATGTTTTTCTACAGATATGTTTAATAATAAGTCGTCAGAAGGACGGCCTTCATAATCTGGAAGTTCTTCAATAGTTTTACAAGTGCGACAGACTAATAATCTTATTTGGGACTCATCTTACATCTGCTTTCATGCTTTGTAGCTTCTTTTCATTTGATGTGCATGTTGGGCAAGTTGGTTCATCTTTAAAAGTACTAACGTTTGAACATCCTGCTCCAGCACATGGACCAGGCTGTCCACTTGGGTAACCTTTTGCAGATGCTTGTTTATGATATGCGGCTCTAGCGGATTCTCTTTCTGCACCACTTGAAGCTAAAAATTTACCATAATGTTTTTCTAATTCTTGTCCAACGCGTTTTGTTGGTTTTGGATAATCTTCTGTTTTTGGAGCATCTGGATTAAAACCTCTTGGTGCGCCTTTATATTTTTCAACTTTATGAACCATTAAGTTACGTTCTTTATATGGCTCCATTTGTTTTGCCATATTTTCACGATAGTTCATTTGAGCAAGTTCAGATTGTGCTTTGCGTACTATCTTACGTCCTGTACCACTTTTAACAGGTACGGAGTCTGTTGGTGCAAAGACTTTAACTTTTTTCATTACTTGCCTTTCTTAACACTATATAAACCTTGTGAACCTATTTCTACAACTTTTCCTGATTGATAAGCATCTTTAAAAGTATCAATATCTTTATTTGTAGATTTATACTTTCTAGTTTCTACTTTTGATTTATCAGCAGGATTAGATTTAGGCATTTACGCGCCTGGGTTTACTTTTGCTGCTTCTTCTGAGTTGATAAATCCATAATTCATATATGGATGTAAGCCTGCACGGTTTTGTACAACCTTTTGGTCACCCATGCCTGCGGCTACAGTTGTGTTTGGACGGCGCTTACGGTATTTACCATCTGTTGCGCCTTCGTTTAATTCTGCGTTTTCTGAACGTACTTTACGAACGGTCATTAGTCATCCTACCTTTTACTAGTTTTGCCTTACTGTGCCTTGAACAGGAAGGGCAAAGTTCATTAAGCAATGATTGATATGGGTCAAGGGTATAACCACAATCCTTGCAGTGCTTAGAACCATTATATTTGGTTTTTAACTCTTGTTGGGTGCTGAAGCGTACGTCAGTTCCACCAACCGTACCTTCTCCGGTTGAGTCTGTGAATAATCCTGGGTCTTGTGTCATTAAGTGTGCTTCTCCTCATACCAATCTGAGTACTCAGAAGGCGTATGTTTGTTCATATCGCTAGGAGGCTTTGGGTTAAAATCTTTGCCTGTTACTCTTTTGGCGGTTTTGTAATTAAACACATCATCACTGTTACTTTGTCCAACTTTAAAGTCTTTGTTATTACGTCCCATTTATATACTTTTTCCTAACGCATTTCGGCTTGTAGACTCTTGGGTAGTTGGTTCGCCTGAGAAATCTTTACGTTGAACGCTTCTGCCTGTCAACTCCACAATATCCTTTATGCCTACTTCTGTTGTGACATACCCATACTTATCTGGGAATAGTTCAATCTGAGGTAAGTTTGGACGAACATACTCTTGCACTTCTTCGCTAGTCATTGACCCAACAGCAATTGCTTGTGTCATTAAACGTTCTTGATTGCTTGCAAAAGGTCCAATATAAGCTTGAGGTGGGAACGCTGCTTCTTCTGGAGTTATCCAAGGTTTACGGGAATAAACACCGTCTGCATATTTACCTGCCACTTATTGCCATTGAGGTCTCATACGTGCAAATTGGTCTACACGTCGTTGATTAATTTCAGCAGGAGATGTGCTCTTAATATTAGCTTTACCATCATTAACTAAATGTGGAGTAGGAACAATAGTTGTTGCCTCTGTGTTACGTTTAGCACGCATAACGTTTCCGTCTTTAACTGCTTTCATTTGTCTTTTAATTCCGCGGTCTGCTTCTAACCCACCTGGATAATAATAATCTGATGGGTCAATTCTTTCACCACGATGAACGCCACGTTGATACGAGCGTTGTCCGACGCGACTCTTGAGCGAGTCCATAACTTTATCAGATGTACTTGAAGGACGTCCTCTGTCATCGCGTCGGGAACGAATAGTGCCTAAGTAACCATCTGGGTACTCTGCTTGTGGTTCACGACCTACGCCGATGCGTAGAAAATCAAGCTCAGAACGAGCAACAGGAACACCACCGCCACCGTAATTAGTGTATGTACCAGAAAGTCCCGAGGCGCCGAGACTTTGTATATTTTGATGGTTACCAGGCATAAAACAAGTTTATGCCTATTTAATTACTACTTAGCCCTAAACTCTTGGCCTGAATAAATAGCCCAACCATCCATGATGTGAACTGGTTCAATACTGAACTCACCTGTGGTTTTATACCAAACTAGGCCCATACCTTGTTGCCAATTTTCCCATTGTTGTACTGGTTTCTCATCCATATTGATTCCACCTTTATAAGACGGAACTGCCCCATCTATACGACATAGGCATCCTGGACTAAACCCACCGTTTTGCTTTGGACCGTTCATTGTTGAATGTGTTTTATAAGCCAATTCAAATCTATGTGAATGACCAAACAGTGTTGTAACGTGTGGGTTTGCATTTATATATTTATATGCAGTAGAACCATTGCTTTGAGCTTTAGTTCCGTGAATGGCTATTAAATTTTCATTTAAATAAATATGACCTGCTGGATACCCACCTGCGTATTCAACTCTTAGTTCATCAAAAGCTAAAAGATGAGGCATGCTAATAACTGGAAATTCATCATCATTTACTCTGCGAACATTTCTTGCTGCTGGTGCCTTATCTCTTAAGTATCGTTCCATACGGCAATCATGGTTACCTTCTAAGTAAACAATTCTTGCGTGTGGAGAAGCTGCTCTTTGACCTGCAAAAAAAGCATGACCTGCGCGTAAGCTTTCATTTACAGAATTTTGCATTGATTCTTCTTGCATATATTTACCAAAATTAGGTAAGTCTAATGTGTCACCTAAATTAATAATATCGTCTACGCCATATTCTTCTTCTAATACAGCTGTAATTTGTAAAGCTACATCTATAGCTTTTGTATCGTGAAACGGGTCTAACTCTCCGTCATTAAATTTACGAAATCCTATTTGAGCATCTGGAAGAAGTACTGCTAACTTCCAATCTCCATCTTTTTTATTTTTTTGTTTTACTGGCTTTGATAATTTTGCTGCTGTTACGCGAGTTAAATCAACACCATCTTCTACTGGTGATTCTAATTGAGCTTTAATTACTGAAAATAAATCATCTAAATCTTTTGTTACTGACATTTACATTGACCTCCGATATGCATCCTAAATATGGTTACTTTGAATGGCAATTCCGCTGCTTTATTCATCACTTTAAATAACGTGTGTAAATTTACATCTTTTTTAGTTCTTGCTTGTTCTAGTAATTCTTGTACGCCTGGCGTTTGTTGGTTAATCCATCTGTTAACAACGCAACCTTCTGTTGGTGCGTTTACGAAATCTTTTAATACTTGTTCTAACATATTGTGCCTCTCCCATGGTTCGCCATGTAGTTTTAAATCTTATCACAAGATTACACCAATGTTATTTAGTATGCAAATAAGAAAACCCCGCGAGTTTTGCTCGCGGGGTTTAAACAGGGATGCCAGGCAGGTGGCAGATGCCCTATATATTCAATTAATTATTCGGTCATACCAGCGTTGAAGTTGGGACGAGAACGATTAACTGCTGAAGGAATAATGCGACCATTGCCTTGTGTATAACCAGCTTCTGGGCTTGTTCCTTTTGGCATCTTAACACTTACACCGTAACGTGCTCCTGAACGTTCACGTAGTTTATTAGTACGTGAAGGCTTTGGTTGCTTATATGGGTCTGTTCCACCCTTAGCGTTACCAGTTTTTTTCATAAGTTTTGTATGTTTTGACGGAGTAGCAGCTTTTGCAGCACCTTTTGAACCTACGTTGCCCATAGTTTCAAAATCACTAGCTTTAGCTGACTTCGATACGAAATCTTCCATTTACTACCTTCTCTTGGCCTAAGAGTTACTATTAACTACGGTAGTGCTTTATTGATTTTTACAAATGCTTAACTAGCAATAATTGAAAATACAATTGCAGAAATCTGTCCATCGTGGCTTTCAATTGACGCAAAACCAGGAACACAGACAAGGTCTAGTCCTCTTGGGGCTGCGTACCCACGGGCTATTGCAATGGCTTTAACGGCTTGATTTACGGCTCCCGCGCCTACAGCACGGACTTTACAGGTACGATTTTCATAGATACTGTGGGCTATTGCTGAGGCTACCGCTTGAGGGTTACTGCCGCTAGATACGCGCAGTATTTGTTCTTCTTTTTGTTCTTCAGACATATTGTTCCTTTAAGTGTTCCGGGTCTTAAAAGTATGTCAAAGAATTACTTTTTAATGGGGCTAAGCGAGCAGGTGTGTTTATCCCTTAAATTTTCATATTCTACAAGGCTATTTGCTTCTATTTTGCATCCACAAGGCAAGGTAGAAGTAATACGAACTGACACTAATCCTCCTCTCCATCTATAGGAGTTGGGGCAGTGGCTTTGCTACCACAGAATGTACACTCCATGTCTAAAAAGTACATTGAAATACCATCTCCATCAAACATGCAATTTACTTTAAATACAGTTGAACCGCAAACGCATACTGAAGTTGGGGTACCTCTTAAATCCATAGCGTTTTTGTAATCTGGGACTACTTCGCTAATTGGAATTGAGTTTAGTTTTTCTTCGTTATTTCCCATGGTATCGATTCTATTGTATATAGAAAGCTATCTGATGCTATAGAAGCAGCTACAGCTAGGTCCTCTACGTGGTATTTATGGTCTTCCGTTGGGTGGAATCTATTTACTGAAGCCGCAACAGTTCTTGTAAAAAACTGTACAAACTCTTCTACTGTCATATATGGGCTAAATATTAGTTTTACTTTTTTATCCATTTTGTTTCTCCCTGTATTTTGGGTCCTTTAAGTTACCTTGTATAGATTTTTCATAATCTACCGTTCTTTTCCTTTTCCTGCTACATATTTCTTTAATGTAGTAGGAGGAATAATAAGTGGGAACATTCCATTATCAAATAAAACTAATTTAACAATAGCTCCCAACTCACCTAACATATGGGACATTTGAGAACCATAGGCGTAACCTTCTATAGCTGCGTCTAGCACTTTGTTTTTATCTGTAGTAACGCTATTTAAAGACTCAACAATAAACTCAGCAACGGCTACTAACCTAGTAATTCCCCCTCCCTCAAATTTTTTAACTACCGTTTTGTATTTTGTAGGGTCTTCTTTGGATATGTAGGTAATAGAAAATCCACCATAAGATTGGTCTATACCCATATAAACTGAATGACCCGAAGGTATTCCTGGGCCGTATGTTTTCATTAGAGGTTAAAGCTCTTCTTTCTTGTTTTGTATGAATCTCCAGCAGTGCGTCTAGTCAACTCTCTGCTTATTAAAGCTAAATCTTTATTAACGTTGTCATACATCATTGATACTAATTTTGTATAACTTGTACGTTTCATATGTTCAGCTTCTATTTCAACTATCTTTGGGTCTGTGGCTACCTTTAGCCTAGCTACCGTTATCTTTTCCGCATTACTTCCGGTTGTTAAAGATAGGGTAAGCAATCCCACCTCATAATCTAACTGTTTTTTTGTATTTAATTCATCAATTTCTGCACACGCTAGTTGAGTATTGATGAAAGCTAGATAAGAGGTTAAATGTGTAAATAACTCCATCAGTTCTTCTTCACCTAAACTTGTTACATCTGATGGAACTCTGGGGGTATCAATAAAAGTTTCTCTTTCTATTAAAAACCCTTGAGATTTAAGGGAATCTAAAGTTGTTGAACTCTCTTCAGATACTAATTTAGTTAGTGACATACTCGAACTCCTTACATTGTTTACATCCATCTATCCCTTTTAAATTACAAATAGGTGGAGTTTTGGTATCAACAGCAGTCACAATCATTTGAGCTGCGTCTAGTAACTCTGTAATACCAAAATCACTTTTAGGTATAATAAACTCTTTTACCTCTTGATTTAATTTAGACTCATAAATAATAACTGCTTCTTGAGGAGCATCTTCCATACCAATTAATTCCATAAGTTTCATATATAACTGGGCTTGTCTTTGATGGCTATAAAAGGGGGCGGTCATGGATTTCCAAATTTTCTCAAAATCCCCGTCGTATTTTACTAACAAGTCGGGGTCTTCCCATCTAACAGTTCCAATTCCTAACGATTTAATTTCTAATAGTAATGGGTCCCCAAATCCAACTAACCAACCATCGGAATGGCCACTAATTTTTAAAGGTTCGTAAGATAATGAAACTTCTCTATAAGTAAAAGGTCCAACACACTGTTCTTTTGCCTGACTATGTAATCCCCAAAAAAGTTCATTGCAATGACTACAAAGCCATGAACCAATAATTTTATCCATATCTTTAAACCACTCTTGCCACTTAGCATGTATTCTGTGGCCTTCTTCAAACATTAGTTCTCGTTTTAAGGGAGACCTAAAAGAAGAATCAGCTGGTGTATATCCTTGCAATTTATAATAAGAAGTTCTATGACACCAAAAGGGTTTAACCATATCTGATGGATGAAGTACATCTTGTCTTCTATCAGTATTCTGTGGTTTAGATAATAAATATCTTTCTATTGAGTTAATTACTCTTGTATCTTTTTTACCCACGTCGATGAATGTTCGTCCATACTATCTGCATATAACAAACATGCAATACGCACAGGGCATTCTGGTGCACCATCTTTACCAAAGCAAACAGCTTTTGCTTTATCTGCAATTTTTTTATATTTAGTCTTGTCTCTTGGGGGATACCATAATTCGGTGTCAAGCCCGCGACATTTGGCTTTATAACGCCAATCATTTACTTCGTTGCCTTCGTACAAGAACACTCCTGAAGTCTGTGGCGCAGGCTTAGAAAGTCGTCCTCTAACAACATGACATAATTTTCGTCATTTAAGTGGAAGCCAAGGACGGGCATTCGACTGTCAAGAATTGCTTCTTCAACAATCTTTTCTAAGACCTTTGCCTTTACGGTAAAGGAGGCTTTGCCAGTCCATTTATGTTCTATCAATAAGTCTTTTGAACGGACATCGCCTTTACGATTCCAAAAGCCACCGCTTGCAGCATTTCTTTTGCCGCCGATAACTTTTGCTAATCGGTCCTCGTGCTTCCTAGACTGACGTTGTCCCTTAGTTGGCATTTTCCAACTCAGCAACATGCTTAGACCCAACTTTGACGCTTTCTAAAACGTCACGTTCAAGGTTCTCGCGAAGGTCAATATCCTCCCGGATACTATCTAGCATAGCATCTGCGCCCTGCCATTGCTTTCCGCTGTATCGGTAATACGCGCCGGCTCTAACAATAACTTTATTTAAAATGCCTAAAGCAACTATTTCTTTAGCAAAGTCATAGTGCCCAGCAGGTACTATTCCACCTTCTGCAAAATAAAAATCAACAAATGCTGGCTCTGATATAGGGGCTGATTTATTTTTAAGACTACGAATCTTTATAGTCTGTCCTATGCGACGTTTTTCTTGTCCAGTTCCTTCTTCTAACCATTCATCTCTTTTTACTTCAAGACGAGTGAAGAAGAAATAATCTTTAGCTTTACCACCTGGGGTAGTTCTTGGGTCTCCGTACATAACACCAATACTCATACGATATTGATTAATAATAATTCCAATAAATGGTCTTTCTTTTTCAACCATACTTCTTTTACCAACATGCTCTACTTTGCGAAAGAACTTACCTGTTAATAAAGCACCTCGTCCTACGGTTGCTTCATCCATATCTTTTTCTTCTTCAGTTGTTGGAACTAATGCTGGAAGTGAATCAATAACAACGCAATCTACTTCTTTAGTTTCTACAAGGTTTATAGCAACTGAATAAGCTTCTTCCATAACATTTGTAGATACAACATATATACGACTGACATCTACTCCACACATTTCAGCATATGCAGGAACCCATTGTTCTGCGGCAATCCATACGGTTGTGAAGTTAGGGTCACGTTTTTGATTAGCAGCAATAGTTTTTAAAGCAATAGCAGTTTTACCATTACTTGCTTCTCCTACAATTTCATGCCATTGATTAGCTGGCCATCCCCCACCTAAAACTACATCTAAAGCAAGTGAGCCAGAAGGCATACGGCTCATATAGTCTTCTCTAATTTCAGACCCAAGAATTACTGTGTTATCACCAAATTGTTTATTAATATTTGCCAGTACTTTTATTAGACTCATTATTCAATCTTTCCTATGATGCCTTGTGGGTTAAAGTTATTTGTAGTTGATATTTGTTTCGCTGCTTGAGTTGGTCCATCTACTGGAACTCTTGCACCTGGCATTCCTGTACCAGATTGTGTTATTGGATACCCACAGTCATAACAACGAGGTCTTACTCCGGGCGCACCACTTCCGTAATTACCACTACCACAACCTGGACAACGGTTAATAGTAGTTGCACTTTCAGGAAGTCTGCGGTCTTGTATCTGTTCTTGCGGATAATAAGGTTGAGTTGGTTGTTGAGTTGGAGGCGTTGTAAATTGCCTTGGTTGTTGCTGTTGTGGTTGATTTGTAGGAGTTGTACCTAATTTATTTGCCCACCAATTACTGCTCATCTAGCTCCTCGATTTCGTATTCTTCAAAGTCAGCCCCACCGTGGTCAAGTATGGCAAGTTCCATACCTGCTGAAATAGCTGCAGTTATTGCTGAAAATGATATGTGTCTAAAAGTATTTCTTAAATTTTCTTCCATCTCTTCAAGATTTAAAGTTCCATTAGAACCATTTACTAGTATTTCTGTTGAAGGCCTTTGAACAGCAACTAAAACTTGTGCATTAATTTCAGAAATATTATCTATAAATGGTAATAAACTAACTAATTCAGACATACGATTATCGCTGTCTTCTATTTCTTTTTCTTCTCCTTCTTGGCTAATAGGATTTAATCCAAGAATTTCTGCAATTTTATTTGGATGTACAACTTCTAAATCATACAAATACCATCTAACTAAAGTGGTAAAAGGAATAGGATGTAAAGAATCGGTCACTTAGCTTCTCCCCATTTTTGAACTACTTTTATATCTGCTACCAAGGGAATGTTTAACACTTTTATACCTTCCATAGCATCTTTAATTGCAGTCGTTGATTCTTCAACCAGCCTATCAGGAGTAAGTGTGACTAGTTCGTCGTGAACCGTTAATAAGAGTTTCGCGCCTTCTGGTAAAGCAGCGTTGGCCCTCACCATGGCAACTTTAATAATGTCTGCAGCAGTGCCTTGAATACGAGTATTAAACGCCTGACGTTCAGCACCTGCTTTTAACCCTGGGTCTCGTGATAGTAATTCTGGTAAATATCTCTTTCTACCTAAAATTGTGGTTATGTGAGGCGGCCTGCTGTTTCTAGCAACACCAATAATCTTTTGTCTGTATCTATTTACTGAAGTAAAGTTAGCCCCAAAATCATCTAGTAATGTTCTAGCCTCTCGTACGCTGCAACCTATTTGCCTAGCTATTTTGTCTGGACCTACTCCGTAAGCCATCGCTAGCACTAGTACCTTCCCAGCTTTTCTATCTACTCCCATAGTGTTTCCTACGGTTGTATAAATATCTCCACCTTCTTGGTAGTTCTTTAACATAATTGGGTCTTCTGACATAGAAGCAATAATGCGAGGTTCAATCTGTGAATAGTCAGCAACAATCAACTTATAACCTTCTGGAGCTATAAATAAATTTCTAATAGCTTTACCATGGGCTGTATGAGGGGCTGGTACGTTTTGTAAATTTGGGTTACGACTTGAGAATCTACCTGTCTCAGCTCCGTGTTGAATGAAATCACAATGAATGCGACCATCTACTAATAAACTTTCTTTATAGTCGGTCTTAGATTTTCCATTAACAGTTCTAATTACTTCCCCGCCTAAATAAGGAATAACATAAGTTGTTAATAATTTATTTAAATCTGAATATTCTAAAAGAGCGTCTACTAATTCGTCTCTACCTCTAAAAGCCTCAAGGGCTTCAGAAGACACTGAATAATCTGATACTGATAAATCTATACCTTCATCATCTTTTTTCTTCCCTTTGCCTGTTAAAACGTGGGTCTTTAAGCCTCGGCCACCTTGGTCTTTAGGACCATATAACTTTGCTTGCTTTTCTTGGTTAGAATTAATATTAAAAAATCCAGCAATTTTGTAAATAGTTTCTCTTGCTTTTTCTATATCAACTTCTAATAAATCTTTAAGTTCTTGTAAGGCTTTCATATCTATTGGTGCACCAGTAAGCTTCATTTCGCAAAGGACTGCTAGAACGTCCATCTCTAATTTAAATACATTATGTACTGCTTGTTCTTTAATCTTTGGTGTTAAAACTTTCCACAACATAAATGTGTATTTAGAATCTAGATAAGCATACTTAGCAACTTCAGTAAAGGAATACTTCTCTACTTCTTTTCCAATACCTTTAACCATCTCATAGTTAAACTCTCTCTTTAAACAATCGTCAAGACCTACTTTATTTTTATTACGGTTGTCTACAATAAATGAAGCAATCATTGTGTCAAAGTAAGGACCTACTGGAACTTTGTTGTCAAAATATTTAGCAACAGAAGTTAAATCGAATACAAGATTGTGACCTATTTTTAAAATATCTTTATTAAACATTAAAGGTTTTAATGCTTTAAATACCTCAGCCGGAAACAATTGTTTAGGAGCTTCACCAAATAAAACAGTTGACTTTCTTTTATCTCTTGAGTAATCACTTGGTCTTACTTCTAATCCTTTAGCAACACGCTTCTCACCTTGACCAGTAAGAGGAAATAATTCTTCTAAAAATTCTCCGTTTGGATGTCCCATGGGAATAACATCACATCTACCATAGGTTGCAAGGGTAATCCATAAAACTTCATTAACGACTGTAACGCCTCTGCGTGGACCTACTGTTTCAACGTCATAAGCAAAAGCATCTTGAGTTAGATAATGACTAACCATTTCGTTTAATTGGTCAGTAGTAGTAATTATATTCATAAATAGTTTAGGGCCCAGGAGCTGAGAAAGGGGAGAGTCAGCCCCTGAGCGGTCTAATGTTTGCCTATCTATCCATTAGTTCTTCAGCAATGGCAAGCAAATCTGTGTAAGAAGTTTGCTTGATTGTTGAATAAGAAAATGGTTCCATTGAAGCAATTGCATTTGCAGCAGTTGCTGGGTCGATACCATAATCTTCTGCCAAGTCGCGTTCTTTAATTGCGACTACATGGTAGACAGTGCTTTGTTTTACGCCTGAACGGCTTATTGCCCAATAATTTTTATTTAAAGGACCTTGTGGTGTTGAGTTAACCATGTGCAAAGTCTTAAACAAACGAGGAGAAGCGATAATCATTTGCTTCTGCGCTGGAGTTATGCTTAAGTTAGCAACAGTAAACCCACGCTTGTCTTCTGGGCGATGGCGCAACTTAAGACATAATGGGCATTCTGCACCCAAACATACATAAGATTTGCGACCAGCCTTTTCAGTCAAGAAATGCTGTCTGTAACTTGCGAACGGACCATTAGGGTCAAGAAACTTAACCACTTGTAATTCTTCGCTGTGTTTAAATTCAACTGGAAAATCGCCAGTAGGAGGTGTTAATTTCTCCGCAGCTTCCCAGCCTGATTGAACTGCTGAACTTGTTGCTTGTTCAGGTCTTGCATCAACCATGTATGTGTCAATGCCTGGTACTTCTTGTTGTATAGCCATTTATTCATCTCTTTTCATCTGTTGTCATCTTATTTTCATCCTCGCGAATTTTATTCCACGAGTCAACTAGGCTTTTTGTAACCTGTAAAAAGTCTATTCTGATTAAATATCTCAACAGCTGCCTCAATCATACGTCTGCTGTACAAACGACGACCTCGGTATTCCTCCCCTGACTTAGTTGTCGTGGAAGGAAGTCTGTAAGGAGATTGAGGAAGATACCCTTCCTTAATCCATGACCGTATAGTTACTAACGGCCTGTTTAAAGCTTTACATAAAGAACCAATAAGAAACATATCAACCTGTGTACCGTTAGGCAAAGTAGTTTTTCTAGGTTTGGAATCCCAATCTAGTATTTGTACTTCTTTTTTTGGTTTAGGTTCTTTGCGTTTTCTTTTACTACCTGGATAGTAAATATCTATATCGCTAAAAAACTTTTCAATATTTTCTTCGGTCATTGTTTGACTAATAACGCGTAAGTAATCTTTGATGGGAACATTTCATCTACTTCTTGTTCGGTGATTAAACCTTCATAGTAAGCAGCCATAATCTCATCTTCATTAATAGTAGGTACTAACTTAATGCATCGGTCTTTAATTCCTTTTGCATTAAGAATAGATTCTGCTTTATCTATATCTAAAGATTTAGAAATCCTTTTTTGATGAACAACAGTAATTCTGGTTAAACCAGATTTTTCGTCATTAATTTCAGCAACAATGTGCCCACGACTATCTTCTTCGCCTATTTCTAATAACGATTCAATAACTCGTTTTTTAATTTCAGTTTGGCGTTGATTTAAAAATTCAACTTCATCTTTAAGTACTATGTATTGTTTAACTTCTTCTTTAAGTTTTTCTAAAGACATCTTGTACCCCCTTCTAGGCTACGTGAATAACTTACCACTAGCCAAAAGGAGATGCAACTATCGCTTTCCGGTGTTTCCTCGATATCCTGTCTTTTTCTTGTTCATGCTTCCTGGGACATGATAGCCCGATTTTTTAGGAACATGCTTTTTTCTAATCTCTAAAGATTTAACAATTTTATCTAAATGTTTTCCCATTAAAAAATATCCTCTTCGTACACAACGTCTTCTGCTAAATATTTTTCTAAAGCCTCAATAATAACACTGGTAACAGTACGTTCTTCGGCAGCGGCCTTATATTGGACAGCTTGCCATAGGTCATCGGCTACCCGAATAGTGCGAGTAGGGGTTTTTGGGGCGTTAGGCATACACCCTAGGTTATAGGAATTAAGGAGCGCTGTGTGGCTCTGTAGCCCACATAGGTTCTTGATAAGGCACTTCTGCCTTTGGAAGGCCGTTTAAAACGATGTCAGCAGCCACATGTAGCCCAGCAACAAAGTTGTTTGATAGGCCTATTTTTAAGCAATGGTCTGCGTACCTTTGAATCTCCATGGCTATATCAGATTTGGCTGTGGTCACTTCTGTAGAACAATCTTTCCAGTCTTCCATTAAACCGATTCTCCTTGTAAGAACTTACTTAAACTTTGTACAGTAAGTTTAACACCGCCTTTATCATCTATACCTTCTCCGTCAATAACGGCGTTTGCAACAGCATTCTTTTGTTGAAGCATGTCATGTTGTCTAACTTCTATTGAACCACCCATAAGTAAATCTTGAATAACAATAGATTCCCAAGTAGAAGATGCTCGTTTAATACGGCCGTTACGTTGAGCTGCCGAACCTGATGACCAAGGAAGGTCGTAATTTATGAGGAGATTAGCTGCAGGCAAATCGACGCCGTAACCACCAGCGTCACTAGAAATAAGTACACGCACAGAAGAATCTTCGTTGAACGCAATTTTATTTTCCTCTTTAGTTTTAGCGTCTAATTTTCCTGAATAAAGCCTACATCTTTTAGTCCCTAGTTTCTCAGCAATCTTATCCAACATATCTACATAAGAAGCAAATATAACAACCTTATGGTTGTCATTTTGTTCTAAAAAATCTAAAGCATATTCTGTCATTGTTTCTAATTTATTAGAAATTTTTATATCTTCTAATAAACCGCTTTCAAACAACTCATTAGCGTAAGAAGAGCCTTCACCATTCATTTGTTTAAACTTTTGAGCACTGGTTCTTAATAGGTCTGGGTGTGAGCATAACATTTTCAATGCACCAATTTTAGACATAATTTTTCCACGCATCTCGTCTTCTGGTCCACCAGATTTAGATTCAAGTCCGTAATGAGACATTATGTTAAAAGAACTACCAAATAAATCTTGAGCTTCTTGTAAATCGTATAAAAGGTCAGTCTTTATTTTTTCGTATAATTTTGCGCTTTTTCTGTCGAACGGGACGACAAGCGGGTCATTATGGATAGTGTCTGGAAATAACGCTCAACACCGCCCCAGTTATTACGGACAATAAACGCTTGGTCAAATAAATCAAACCTTCCTAATACCTCGGCATCTACAAACTGCATAATACTAAACAACTCTTCTGGTTTACCATTCTCAATAGGTGTGCCTGTAAGAGCAAACTTAAATGGAGAAGTTCCTAAACGCTTGGTGTACTTAGAGCGCTTAGACCTAAAAGACTTAATAGCAGTAGCCTCATCTAATACTACAAACCCTCTTGGTAATTTTTTAATCAAATCCCAATCGTTAACCACTTGTTCATAATTCATAATTACATAATCTACTTTGGTTTCTTTCCAGTTATACGCTTCTTGGTATTGAGACTGGCGTTTTGCTTTAGAACCATCTATGACTATGGCTTTAGAAGTATCATTAGTAAATTTTTTAATTTGATTAGCCCATTGATATTTAAGACTAGATAAGCAAACGACTATTCCAGGCTCTTTTACTTTTCCTTCATCCATTAACCGCTCAATAGCAGCAATAGTTATAACAGTTTTACCAAGACCTAAATCGTATGCAACAAGCATCTTAGTTCTTTGGCACATTTTATCTACAGCTTCTGGTTGATAAGGAAGAAGAGTTCCTTTAAAACTCATACTATTGCTTTCTCTCCATGCAATGAATGACGTGCTGTTTCTAATCCCTGTAGTATTTCTGCCTTACTCATAGCCCCAACGTCTTTAACATCAATACCATCGTAATTAAAAAACCAAACTTCAAAACCTTTTTCT